CTACATCGGCAGCTTCATCGTTACCTTGCGCGGGCGCTCATTGCCGTTGCCCTGCACGAGAACGGTAATGATGCAGCTCTGCCCGTCCGAGGCGGGTTGCGCGGAAAGAAGCTCGCCGCCCGTCTGCGCCACGGCCTTGCTGGCTGCGGCGCGGCAATCGCCGGCCACCAGATACACTTCAGCGCGCGGCAAACCGTCTGCAGAAGAGAAGCCGGAAAGGCCCGCCGCCAAAGCCGCGATGATCAGGGGAGACGCCATAACTCGATTTCCATCGTGAATTACTATGACACAGTATGTAACCCACTACGGCTGAATGGCAAATGAATGGCAGCGCGGCGCATTTTTTGCACCGCAAAAGCCGTTCACTTTTGCGAAATCGGCAACTTTGCGGTCAGCCGCCCGTAAAGCGCCAGCAAGCCGCCGATGGCCGTGGCGATGGTCGCCGCCGCATCCGTCAGTTGCGCCGCTTCCGCCTCACCGAACTCGTAGCCGGCCGCTCGCAGCAATGCCGATAGGATCACCACCAGCGCACCCCAGACCGTCTTTGATTGGTACCAGTTCTTCATTGCAATCACCCTTTCTTGATCGTCACATCACGGGAATGGTGGCCTCGAACGGAACCCCGAGGCCCACCAGCCGCCCCTTCTGGCGTATCCGCACCCTCAGCGCCGCCTGCGCATCGCCGAAATCGACGGCCTCCTGCGCCGCCGTATAGGTCGCCGTCGTCGTCGCCGTTTCCATGTGCCTTCGAAGCGCGCCGCCGCTGCTCAGTATCTCGACGCGAAAGCCGAGACTTTCCTCGTCCAGTGGAATGTCCGTCGCCAGCCAGCTATCGGCATCGATCCGGCCGCGCCGAACCCAGGTCAGGAGGATGTCGCCACCGGCCTGCCGCCGTGCCCGCCCATGCACCGGCGAAAGCGGGGTCTGCGCCCGAAGCCCTCCGGCAAAGACGACGGGACCGGCCATGCCGCCGGCAGCGCCGACCGCTTCGGCAATCCAGTTCAGGGAAAGCCCGGCCTCGCCGGCGGCAAGCCCGAGCGGGCGCACCGCCTCGTCCAGCAGCACGACGGCATTGCCCGCAGCCGCACCCGCCGCCATGGCGTCCTCGGTTCCCGCCAGCCCGCGCAACAGACCGGTCAGCCGCCAGTGTCCGGCGGCAATCTCGTCCGCCGTCGCAAAGGCCAGAACCTCCCACTCACCATTGTTCGAAAGCACTGCCATGCGGTTGGCGCCGTTCAGCACGTCCCGTTCGTCCACGGAGAAAAGCGCGCCGTAACTGAGCCGCACGGTCAGGGCCCGGGCGCGGTCGAAACGCCCGCTTGCTCCCGGCAAAAGCGCCTCAACCAGATCGCCCGTTCGGGCCGGTCGCTCGAGCCGCATGCGCAACCCATAAGCTTCAGCGCCGGCTGCGGAGGAAATCGCCATCCGTCGCCATGGCCGTGCCAGCGCCGCCACCCTGGCAAAGGAGGCGGCATCACCATCTTCATAGATCGGCAGGTCCATGAAACGCAGCAGCGGCGCGAAGCCGCTCGCCACCATCGAGCCCGAAACCGGTCCGGTCACAGGCGTCGAAGCCACAGTCGCCCCACCCGGAGCAATTTCCAGCGCCTCGAAACGTCGCAAGATACCTTCCTCGATCCGTGCCACCTGAAACCGGCCCGCAGGTCCCCGCTCCAGACGCACCGCGTCGCCCACCGTCAGGGCGACGTCCTGCGGCGGCAGCGCAAACGTCACCGTTCGGCGCCCCAGATGGGCGGCGCGCAACCGCGCCTCGCTCGCCGCCAACGCCGTGTCACGGTTCAGCGCCGCCGGCAGGCTGTCGTTCAGAAGCCGCGCGCTGCTCCCCGCCACACGGCGGGACCGCACGCTCGCCGTCTCATAGGCATTGTCGGCATCGCTGAAGGTCAGGATCGTGCCCGCCGGAACGTCGCTGTCATGGTCGCGCGTCTCCCGCCACAGGGGTTCATCCTTTTCCTCGGCCAGCACGGTGATCGTCGTCGGATCAAGGCTTGCCGCACCCCGCGAGCGGAACACCAGCGTTCCACCCTCTTCCCGCATGTCGATCTGGAACGTCGCCATCAGCGGCTCGATGAGGTCGCGCGCCGAAGCAACATCACCCTGCACATAGCCGCCAAGATCACCGGAAACACCACTCACGTCGAAATCATCGATACCGTGGTCGGAGAGAATGGCGGCGAGCGCATCGGCCAGCGTCGCCGTACCCAGCCGCCCGTTCAGCCAGTGGCCGGTGCGCCAGTTCTCGCCGTCCGACCATATGCCCGTTTCCGCCGGAAAAGCCGGGTAAGGCCGCGCGTCCCAGGCCCAGAGGAAAATATTCTTTGGCTCAACCGGTCCGTTCATCCGCCAATGGCCGAAATGTGCCTCCAGAAACCGCCGCTGCTGGCTGTCGGCCCGCGCGCCGCCGGAAAAATAGGGCACTTCACTTTCCGCCGATTTCGGATCGACAAACACGTTCGGCTCGTTCGCGGCCTTGTCGATGGCCGGGCAACCGAGTTCGGTGAACCAGATCGGCTTCGACCCCGGCACCCACGCCGTTGGCGTCGATTGCTCCACACCACCGATCCGGTTGAAATGCCGGTTGTCCCGCCAGTTTACCAGATCCTTGTAGCGAAACACCCAGTCCTTGCCCGCAAGCCCGTCGGTGATCGGCGTGCGGACCCGGTCTGCGCGGTCCGCTGCGCTTGCATAGAACCAGTCGAACCCCTCGCCCGCCGTCACCTGCGTCCGCATGGCCACGGTATCATCGCAGAGCCGGAATCCGTCCGGGTTCGCCCCGGCCAGATCCTCGTCCCGCCAGTCGGAGAGCGGCATGTAATTGTCGATCCCCACCGCGTCGATGTCAGGATGCGCCCACAGCGGATCGAGGTGGAAGATCACATCACCCGACCCATCGTCCGGGTGATGCCCGAAATATTCGCTCCAATCGGCGGCATAGGTCAGCGCTGTTCCCGGCCCGACCAGACCGCGCACGTCCTCTGCCAGCCGCATCAGCGCATCGACAAAGGGAAAGCCGCCCGTCGCATCGCGCAACGTCGTCAGCCTGCGCATTTCCGAACCGATGATGAAGCCGTCCACCCCACCCGCGAGCGCCGCAAGCCTGGCATAATGCAGCAGCAGCCGGCGGTAGCCCGCGTCGCTCCCGGCATAGACAGAAAGCCCGCCCTGCACGGTGAAATCGGATGGCGTAACGGCTCCGCAAAAGGCCGTGATCTCCGCAGTCACGGCTGCGGTGCCATCCTCGCTTCCCGGCGAGAGACCGATCCGCCCGCGCCAGGGATAGGCCGCCTGCCGCACCCCGCCATAGGGGTCCGGCAGGTCGTTGTCGGCGGCAATATCCATCATCACGAAGGGATAGAGCAGAACCTTCAGCCCACGCGCCTTGAGATCGGCAATGGCCTGCAGCACGCTGCGATCGGAGGGCGTCGATCCATAGGCCGGGCCGCCATTGTTCCGACTGATGAGATGCGCCGCCGCCCGGTTCATCCCCGCCACCTGCCACGGCAGGCTTTCACCCTCCCGTGTCCCCTGCTCCACGCCCGGCACGATCCGGCAGTGGCCGGCCCGCAGGTCGGTCCCGAACCAGGTCACGACCAGCGCCACGCTTTCGAGGTTCGGGCACATCGCCTGCAACTCATCGAGCGAGGCCTGCCAGTCAGTCGGAGCGGCCATTGCGTGCCGGTTCAGGATGGCAAGCGCCCCATCGCCCGTCCGCTCGCGCATCTGTTCCGTCGCATAGCCCGCCTCGGTCGCACCGGGAATGACGACGACCGAGCGTATCTCCTTCTCCAGCGTCCCCACCGGACGGAGCACCTCGAATTGCAGCACGGGAATGCGGTTGCCGAACCCGTCGAGCGGCAGATGCTCGAAGACGACATAGGCGAGCCCGCGATAGGCCGGGGTATTGCCCTCACCCTGTTTCGCCTCGATCAACGGATCGGGTTGCTGCGTTTCGGTTCCGCGATGAAAGCGCATCTCGATACCGGTCAGGTCGAGTTCACGTCCGTCAGCCCATACGCGCCGGATCGCCGCCACCGGCCCCTCGCAGAGACCGACCGCCAGATTGGCGTAATAGCGGTAATTCTGCACGCGGCTGCCGCCGGCCTTGCCGCCGGTGCGGGTGGCATTGACCTCTTCCTCGAAACGCGTTGCCCAGATCAGCGTGCCGCCGATGCGGAGCGTGCCGTAAACGCGCGGGATCGCCGCCCCCTCGTCGGCCCCCGCCAGCCGCGCGGTCGAAAGCCGGCTGCCGCGTACCGTCGTCGTGCCGCCGATCAGGCTCGTATCGACAAGATTGCCAGCCAGTGCACCCGCCGCCCGGCCAAGGGCCGCCCCCACTGGCCCGAAAATGCCGCCGATGGCGGCACCCGCCGCCTGAAACAGAAGGGTCGCCATGGCCTTACCTTTCCGGAAAACGGTGAATAGCGGCGATGCGCCGCGCCCAGCCCGGCGTCAGCGGCGAACGCACCACCGCCGCCTGCTCATAGGCGTGAATGAAGGTGTCGGGGCCGGCCAGAATGCCGGCATGCTTGGCGGCAAAACCCTGCCGCCAGCGAAACAGCAGAAGATCGCCCGGCAGCGCCGCATCAAACGGCACAGCCGGCCCGAAATGCCGCTCCGCTGCTTGCATCAGCCGTTCCTCACCGGAACGTTCGGCCCAGTCGGGCGCATAGGGCGGCACCAGTTCGGGTTCCGCGCCATAAATCTCGCGCCAGATACCCCGCACCAGGCCGAGACAGTCGCAGCCGACGCCTTCGCGCGCGCCCTGATGCCGGTAGGGCGTGCCGATCCAGCGCGCGGCGATGGTCAGAACCTCCTCGCGCACGCTCATTCGAACAGCACCCCGCCATCGTGCACGGTCTCGCCATCGGCGTAGGAATAGGCGAAGTCCGCCCCCGGCATGTGCGGAAAGCCGCGAAAATTGGCGCTGTTGGCGAATTTGGCGCGGCAGGTGGCGAAGCTGCCGTCACAGCCCGCCGTCACCATCACGCCATCGCCGACCGCTGGCAACGCGGCCAGCGGCAGCCACAGCCTGAGCGCCGCGCCGTCCTGCCCGTCAATTTCGGCAATGGTCCCGGCGAGCACACCATCGGTAAACGTCAACCGCCCGTGCCGAAAGAAACCCGCCGCAAAGCCGGAAAGCCCGTTCACCCGCAACCGGCTTTCATCCGTCACCGCCGTGACCATGCCGGTGGCGCGAAACGTGCCGCCCGCCACCGAAACGCCGCAACGTGCATCGCCGAGCGTCGCATCGCAACGACGCGCATAGACCCGGCCCTGCGGCTGGGACAGCCGGTGCGCAAGTGCCCGCAATTCGGCGCGGAATTCGCCGCCCGCCCGCGTCACCTCGCCCACATCCTCCACCTTCAGCAGCAGGTTTTGCGAAGGCGCGGTCCAGTTGACGAGGAAAAGCTCCACCCGCGCGCCATCATAGAGACCGGCGGCAAGATCGGCCTCACGGATCGCCTCGCTGGAAAAGCCGCCCGCCACCTCGCTGGTGGCGGCGGAAAGCCCGGCCTCCTCCTCGCGTTCGCTGGCGGCAAAGCCGCTGGCAGCGAGAAAGTCGGTGCCAGCGAAGGTCAGCCTGCGGTCGTGATCGGTAAAGCCCATCACCGCGCCGTCGCGCCGGGTCAGTCGCCAGCAGTGGCACAGCGTCGTCACCCCGCTGGCGAGATGCGCGGCCAGCGGTGCGGGTATCGTCCTCATGGCAATATCTCCATCAGCGGAATGGCGGGAATGCGCCCGGCCCGGAAGGCCGAGAGGTTGACGTCGATCCGCTCGGTGTCGAAACGCACCGGCACGTCGAAGGAAAAGCCCGCCGTCACCGCCGCCCCGGTAGGCGGCACATGCCCAGCGGCAAAGGTCACGATCCCGGTTTCACTGTCGCAGGCAAATGCGGTGGCCGCCTTCTCCGTGCCGGCCACCGCTACCCGAACCGAACCGGCGACAGGCTTCAGGATCGTTCGCTCATAGGCGGCTTCGGAATCGCCATAGCGTTTCACGAGCTGGAAGGTCGTCGCCGCGCCATCGCCGGTGCCGATGCGTTGGTCGAGCGGCGAGATCGTTCCCTCCGGCGGCGCGGACGCATTGTCGAGCGGGTCGCGGAAGCGGAAGCCGTAAAGCTGGCCCTGCCGCGCCTCGAAGAATTCCAGCACCTCGTAGAGATCGGCCACCGAGCGCACGCCCGACCCGGCGTCATAGGCGCGGCGCGAATGCGCCCAGCGGCTGTTGCGCGTCTCCCGCCCGTTGGAAAGGTTAACGATTTCGGTGCGCCGCACCGGCCCACCAGAAACGCCGAGCGCCAGCCGCAGCGGAAACCGCACCTCATGAAACCCCGTCGCCATCACATCGTCCTTTTCTCGTCAGCCGCGTCCGGCTCACAATTGCCGCCGTCCGCGCCCGGCGGTACGCGCCAGCATGGCGGCAATCTGCCCTTCGGTTTTCTGGAAGCTCTGCGCGTCCTGCGCGGTCACGTTGAACACGATCTGCGTGCCGCCTCCCGCCCCTGCCGCCACGCCGAGCGAGCCGTCCGCGCCGCGTTTCAGCGGCAGGATCGCCTCCGCCCCTGCCTCACCCATCAGGCCCATGTCGCCGCCCATCGGAAAATAGGAGGGAGCCGAAACGACACCGCCATCGGCAAAGGGCACGACCCGCCCCGGCACGCCGCCGTCGGCAAAGGCAAACAGCGAGCCAAGCCCGGAAGCCGCACTGGAAACCCCGTTCGACACCAGTGTTTCCAGCGGCTTCAGCCCGGCGCTCAGCGCGATGGAGGAAAGCCGGTTGCCCAGCGTCTGCAACACGCCGTCCAGCCCCTTGCCGTCGATAGTCGCCCCCTTCAGCGCCGCCGTCAGCGCCAAGCCGAAGGCGCGCGAGCGCCCCTCCAGATCGGAAATCGTGTCGCCCAGCGCGTTCACCCCGCCCTCGGCGGTCAAATAGTCGTCATCGGTCATGGTCAACCCTTTCGATCAGGGAATTCGCGCATCAGCGCATCGAGATCACCGCGCGCGGGCGCTGCCCCGCGCGGCTTGAGCCCGCCCGTGGCAGCAAAGAATTCACGCGGCGTCATGGCCCAGAAGACTGCCGGCGGCAGCCGCAGCAGGCAAAGCCCGGCATGCAGCGCCTCACCCCAGGGAAAGGGTCCTGGCGCGCCCGCTGCGGCGCTCAAGGGTTTGTTGCGGCCGCCTCCCCCTCGGCAGCGAAAGCCGCCGTCAGCAGGTCGGAGACGATCCGCCCCGCCCCGGCCACACCGCCGTCAATGTCGAGCGCCGCCACCTCCTCGTCGGAAAAGACATTGCCGCCGCCGCGCAGTCCCGCGCCGATGATGCGGATGAGATCGCGCGCCTTCAGCCGGCCATTAGCAAAGCGCGCGCCCAGACTGGCGAGGTCGTCCACCGCAAAGGCCGTTTCCAGCTCGGCCAGCGCCCCCAGCGTCAGGCACAGAATGCGCCGCTCGCCGCCCAGAATCGCCTCCACCTCGCCGCGCCGGCGGTTCGCCCGCCCGGCCATCACAGCGCCCCGAAGTAAAGCGCGCCGGCGGATTCGAGTGCGGCCTCGAACTGCACCTCGCCATTGTGCTGGCCGGAATATTCGAGCGCGGACAACTGGAACGGGCCGGTCACCGTGCCGAAATCGGGAATGACGATCTGGCAGGAGAGAATTTCACCCGCAAAGAACGCCGAACGCAGCCGCGCATCGGAAGCCGCATCCTTGAAGATGCCGGTGCCGGAAAGCCCGGCGCGCTGCACGCCCGCCCCGCCCAGCAGTTCCCGCCAGCGCCCGGCGCTCTCGGCATCGGTCACATCCACCGTCTCGGCATTGAACGACAGGCGCTTAGAGCGCAGCCCCGCGACGGTCACATAGACCGTGCCGTCATGGATTTTCAAAAGCAAATCCTTGCCTTTCTGGGCACTCATGGATTGATCCTTTCAGAAATGAACATGGGGAGACCCCCTCACTCCGTCACGGCGCGAAACGAAAGTTCGGCGGCAAACCGCCCGGTCTTCGGCTCCCGCCTTGTCCGGGTCCTCAGGTGAAAGAGGCTCACGAGCGTTGCGCCCTCCAGCGCCAGCGCCGCGTCGTCGAGCAGGGTGCGAAGCCGGCCGGCGATCGCCTCCGCTTCGCGCCGCCCCTCGGCGTCCGACCATACGGTCAGCGAAAACAGATGCTCCGCCCCCGCTTCGGTCGCGGTCGAGGCATCGCGGGTGTCCATCTCGCCCAGCGCCACCAGCGGCAGCGGCGTGCGGTCGGCCAGCCGGTCGAGCATCACCCGCCCGCCGGTCATGGCGACGAGATCGCCATCGCCGAAAAGCCGGGCATGGATCGCCTTCAACAGGGCATTGGCCGCGCTCATGCACCGTCCTCCTCGCAATGGCAGACCAGATAGCGCTGCGTCTCGTCGGGATCTTGGACGGCGCGGATCGCGAAAACCCGCGCGCCCCTCACGAAGCGCATTCCGGCCTGCACCCCGTCGCGCCGGGCGATCCAGATGCGGTGCGTCAGGATCACCTCACGCTGGGAAGCGTCTTCCGTCAGCGCATGGTTCATCGGCTCGATACGGGCCCAGAGCGCGGCGACGGTCTCGAACGAAACCGCCGCCCCGCCCTGGCCGTCCGGGGAGGAGACCGGACGCTGAAGATCGAGCCGCGCGGTCATCTGGCCGGGATCGAAGAACACGAGCGGCATCAGAGCCTCCTGAGGCGGAAGGGCGCGATCAGCCGGTCATAGCCGTCGGGCACTCCCGCCGGCTGGTTTTCCGCGGCCACGGCCCCGCGAAAGGCAAACATCAGCGCCACATGCATCAGCATGGCCCGCTTCAGCGCATCCGGCACGTCCACGCCGCTTGCCCCGAAGCCCGCAACGAAATCGATCTCGATCCCGTTCAGCGCCGCCCCCGGCGCCAGCTTTTGCGGCAACCACAAACGGGCAGGCCGGGCCTCCCCGTCCAGCCGGCATCCGGTGATCGGTACGGAGGCGGGATCCCCCGCCTCGTCATACACGGTGACTGCCGAAACCGCCTTCACCGGCCCGTGGCACAGGGTCAGAACCCCCTCTCCGGGCCAATCGTCGCGGTAAAGCCGCAGCGTCCGCTCGATAAGGCTCAAGCCCGTTTCAGCCTCCAGATGCGCGCGGGCCGCCGCGATCAGCGACGAGAGCAGCGCATCCTCCTCCGCGCCGTCGAGCCTGAGATGCGCCTTCACTTCGGAAAGCGTCAGCGGCTCCGCGGCGGGCGGAGTAATGGTCGCATAGGTCATGGAAAACTCCTGAAAGCCCTCATCCGGCCGCGTCGTCCTTCTCCCCAACCGGGGAGAAGGCACAAGGTCACAGCCGCAGGGACGGGCGGCACTATCCCCGGCCCGGTGTCAGGCCGAGAACTTCACCAGCTTGATCGCCTCGAAGTTCTGCACCCCGCCGCCGACCCGGCGGGTGGTGTAGAACAGCACGTAGGGCTTGGCGGAATAGGGATCGCGCAGGATGCGCAGGCCAACGCGGTCGACCACCAGATAGCCGGCGCGGAAATCGCCGAAGGCGATGGCGTGGGCGTCCGCCGCGATGTCCGGCATCTCCTCGGCTTCGGCCACCGGGAAACCCATCAGCGAGGCGGGCTGGCCGGGGCCGGCCGGCGGCATCCACAGATAGTTGCCGTCGGCATCCTTGAACTTGCGGATGACGCTCTGGGTCTTGCGGTTCATCACGAAGGAGGCGTTCTGGCGATGACCGGCCTTCAGCGCATAGATCGTGTCGATCAGCGTGTCGGAGGGGCCGGAGGTCTTGAAACCGCCCGCCTGCCCGGTCGAGATCGTGCCGAGCGACCCCCAGCTCCAGCTCGCATCCGCCACCTTGGCCTCGGTCAGGAAGCCCTTCGGCGCGGTCACGCCGTCACCGGTAATGAAGGCGGCCCCCTCCTGCTCGGCAAACACCGTCTCCACCTCGCCGGCAATCCAGCTTTCGATGTCGACGGCGGCATCGTCCAGCAACGCCTGCGTCGCCGCCGGCATGGCGTAGAGCTCCATGGTCGGGAAGGAAAGCTCGGCAAGCTGCGGGGTGTTGGTCTGCGGACGCGCCGCCGTCTCGCCCACCCAGCCGGCGGTCAGGCCGGACGGTGCGAACGGCTTCTTCAGGACCGCGCCGGAAACCTGACGCACGGTCGCCAGCGAGCGGATCGGGGAAATCGCCGCCAGACGCCGGCCCACCTCCGCATCCGTTTCCGGCGGGGCGAGATAGCCGCCATCCCCACCCGTCGCGCCGGAATAGGCCTTGGCCTCCACGTCGCGCAGGTTCGCCTCGTCGCCCCGGCGCACATAGCTGTCGAAGGCCACCTTGTGTTCGGAAGGTTCCGCCGCGCCACCTCCCGAGCCCAGCGCCGGGCGCGCCTTTTTCAGCACGAGCTGGTCGAGCAGCTTCTTCTGCTCGTCCACGGCGCGGTTGATGCGCTCCATCTTCTCCACGGTCAGCGCATCGGGGGGAAGCTTGCGCTCCATCTCCGACAGGCGCTGGTCGTTCACTTCGCGGAAGGCCTCGAAGGCCTCCATGAACTCGTCGAAGGCGGACGCCACCGTCTCCGGCACGGCCTTGATTTCGGGGGCGGTTTTCTCAGTGTCGATGGTCATCGGCATCATCCCTTGAAGGTTGTCATGATCATGGTGCGGGCCGCCCGCTTCAAAGAGCGGACGAGTTCCGTTTCCTTGTCGCGGAAAAACCGCGCATTCTTCACGTTCGAGACCCTGGCCGACGGCAGCATCGGAAAGGTCACGACCGAGATTTCCCAGAGGTCGGCTTCGAGAATGCGGCGCACGCCCGTGGCCGCGTCGCGTTTGGCGCGCACGGTGCGGAAGCCGATGGAGAGGCCATCCAGAGCGCCGGTCTTCATCAGCGCGTGTACCTCGCGGGCGCGGGCCACGCCCGGCGAAAGCCGCCCTTCGACATAGAGCCCCTTCATGTCCTCGCGGATCACCGTCCACGCGCCGATCGGCTCGTTGGGGTCGTGCTGGTAGAGCATCCGCACCCCCGCCGCGCCGCGCCCGGCAAGGCTTGCGGCAAAAGCGCCGCGCTCGATGCGGTCCTTGGCGAGGTCCACCTCGCCGAACAGGCTGGCATAACCGGAAAAGCTTCCGTCGCCGGAAAGCGTGGAGAGCGAAAGGCTCGCGAATTTGCGCGTGAAAGGGTTTGCCCGCCTTGCTGCGTGCATCGGCATGTCTCCAGTGTTCGAGAAATCAGAAGCCCTTCGGCCCGCCGTAGCGGCTGGCGAAGCGCACCAGCGCGCCCAGCACCCACCAGGCGGAAAGGCTGGCCGCCGCCGATCCGGTCAGCAGCAGTTCGTGGGCGGAAAGCGCGTCGGCCAGCCCCGCCTGCCGGGCAATCCACAGCCCGGCCGAAGGACCGAAGATCAGGCCGCAGGCAAGCCCGGTCGCAAAGCGCGTCGCCGCCTCCCGCCGGCTTTTCGGCAGAAGATAGACGAGAGAGACCGCGGCCCCCGCCACCGCGCCGGCAAGGCGCAGTACGGTCAGGCCGGGCTCCGGTACGAAGTCCGTCATGGGTAAGGTTCCGTTAAGGCTGTGGCTGGTAGGAAGCCGCTCCGCCCGGCGAGGGTGCGGCTCACGCGGCACTTTAAAAGGGCGGGAAAGATGAGTCGGCAGAATCGCTTGGCGACATTTCCTCACAAACGGATTCCGCGTCTTCACGCGCCTGCTCACCATGTTCCCATTTCGATTCAAGGGAACGGGAAAGCGATTCCACCCCTCTCCCCTACTCCTTGAAATAGCTCAGTTATCCGGCGCGTAACCCACGGCTTCGCGCTTTTCGGCATCGCTCAGGAAGGTCGCGGCCTGAAGGCGGCCCCACAGTTCCGAGCGCTCGGCGGCAAGACCGGAAACCTGATCGAGATCCGGCTCCAGCCTCAGCGCCTCGCCGTAGGCTTCCGAAAGCCAGGGCGAAAGCGCGGCCATCACCCGGCCTATCAGCGGCAGAACGGTCAGCCGCCAGAAGGCGCGGTTTGCCTCCTGATAGTTGGCGTAAGTATTGTCGCCCGGCACGCCGATCAGCATCGGCGGCACACCGAGCGCCAGCGCAATGTCGCGCGCCGCACCGTTCTTCGCCTCGATGAAATCCATGTCGCGCGGCGAAAGCGCCATCGCCTTCCAGTCGAGCCCGCCTTCCAGAAGCAGCGGCCGCCCGGCCCGCACGGCGCCGGAATAACCCTCCTCCAGTTCCTGCTTCAACCGGTCGTACTGGGCGGGCGAAAGATTGCCGCCTTCCTTCGGCTGATAGACCAACGCGCCGGATGGCCGTGCGGAGTTGTCGAGCAGCGCCTTGTTCCAGGTCGCCGCCGCATTGTGCAGGTCGAGCGCCGCCTGTGCAGCAGAAAGCGGTGCATAACCGGTGTGGTCTTCCAGCGGGTGGAAGGTTTTAAGGTGCAGCAGGCGCGGCCCGTCACCCTCCACGGCAAAACGGCGCACCACATTTCCGGCCCGATATTCATAGGCCACCGGCCAGCCGTCGCCGCCCTCGATCACCCGCATCCGGTCGGGCCTCAGCAGATAAAGCTCGCGCAATTGCCCGGCAATCACCACCGGTTCGATGTAGACGTTTCCGGCAATCGAAAGCTGGGCGTAAAGTGCCTCGAAGAAATCCGGGCCGGCCATGCGCCCGTTCGGGCGGCGCATCAGCGCCAGCGCCGCATGGTCCGAAAGCTCGCCGTCCTCACCGTAAAGCAGAAGCGGCACGCTCGCCGCCGTCTCCGCCACCAGCCGCACGGCGCGGTGGCCTACCGGGTTGCGCAGATAGCCGTCGCGGGCCAGGCCGGCATAAGGGCGGTTCGACCAACCGCCACCCTGAGACGAAAAAACCGCCGCGAGGGGTGCGGCGGTCTTGGTTTCGGTTTCAGTCGCGGCGGGCGCGGGCGTACGCCAGGGCAGGCGGATCGGCAATCTCAT